GCTCAATTAGAAGCTAATATACAAATGGCATTACAACAACAAGGTATTGACTTAGAAGATGCTATTGATATTAGAACTATTAATAATCTTAAGATGGCTAATCAATTATTAAAGGTTAAGCGTAAACAGAGTGCTGCAGAAAAACAAGCTCAAGAGCAGCAGAAGCAGGCAATGCAAAACCAACAACAACAACAATTGCAACAACAAGCAGCTCAATCTAAAATGCAACAAACACAGGCAGAGCTTCAAGCGAAAATACAAATCAAACAAGCAGAGATAGCTTTTGAAATTGAGAAACAAAAAAATGAAGCAGACCTTAAACGTCAATTAATGCAAGTTGAATTCAATATGAATATGCAACTAAGAGGTATGGAGCAATCACAAATTGACGCAAGAGAAACACAAAAAGAGGATGCAAAGGCTGAGCGTATAAGTCAAGGGAATACACAGCAATCTAAAATGATTGAACAACGAAAAAGAAACCTTCCCCCGATTAACTTTGAGTCTAATGAGGATAGTTTAGATGGTTTTGACTTAGCAGAATTTGAGCCTCGATAAGCTTGAAAAACCTATAAAAATAGTATTAACTTTGTATAAATTAAATTAAATAAAATGGACGAGAAAAAAATTATAGTAAAAGATGTGACAGGGGTTGAAAAATCCAAAGTAGAAATAGAAGAAAAACTACTTAAAGAACATGAAGAAAAATTTGAATCAATAGAAAATAAAGATTCAGAGCCAGAAAAAATAGAAGTAAAAGAAGAAACTCCCGCACCAGAGTTAAATGATGCAGACGTTCTTTCATATATTAAGAGCAGATATGATAAAGACATAGATTCAGTAGATCAATTATTTGAAACGAAAGAATCAAATGAAGATTTACCTGAAGATGTCTCAGCATATTTTAAGTACAAAAAAGAAACTGGACGTGGAATCGAAGACTTTGTAAAATTACAAAAGGACTATGATGAAATGGATGGTGACCAAGTGCTAAGAGCTTATTACAATTCAACAGAAGAAGGGTTGGATAGTAGTGATATCTCAGACATTATAGAAGATAAGTTTTCGTTTGACGAAGATTTAGATGATGCTAAAGATATTAAGAAAAAGCAATTAGCCAAAAAAAGAGAACTTGTAAAAGCTAAAAAGTTTTTAAATGAACAAAAAGATAAATATAAACTTCCTCTTGAGTCAAGTGGGAAGGGTTTATCTAAAGAAAACATGGAAGAATTTAATAGCTATAAAAGTTATGTAGAGGAATCTAACACTGCTAAAGAAGCACAGAAGAAAAGGTATGACTATTTTTTATCAAAGACTGATGAGGTCTTTAACGATGAGTTCAAAGGTTTTGAGTTCAATATCGGAGAAAAAAGTTTTAACTTTAAACCTGGTGATAGAGATGAGTTAAAAAGTAAACAATCTAATGTAAACAACTTTGTAAACAAGTATATGGATGCAGAGTCAGGATTGATGAATGACGCTCAAGGATATCATAGAGCTATGTCGGTAGCTATGAATCTCGACAAATTTGCTGAATTTTTTTACAATCAGGGGATGACCGAAGCTGTAGATAATGTTACTAAGAAATCTAAAAACATTAATATGGACATGCGTAAAACTCCTCAGACATTCAGTAAAGATGGATTGAAGATTAGAACCGTAGGTGATAATAGTAGTGGTAAAGGACTCAAAATAAGAAGTATAAAAAAAGTATAAATTAAAAAATTAAACAAAAATGGCAATTAATGCAACACCAGGATTTGACTTACAACCAAGTAGTCAACAGGTTGCCCTGGCAACAAATTACATTACTAACTTTGATTTCTTAAATCAGTATCTTCCAGATACATATGAGAAAGAATTTGAAAGATATGGTAATAGAACAGTAGCATCATTCTTAAGAATGGTTGGTGCTGAAATGCCTTCTAACTCTGACCTTATTAAATGGGCTGAGCAAGGAAGGTTACACACTAAGTATACAGCATGTACATCTGCAGCAGCAGCAGCGGCTAACGTAGCAACTTGGACTATTCCAACAGCACAAGTTAACCCAGCAGCTCCAGCTTCATCACAACCAACAGGAGGTTTTTCAGCAATCAGAGTAGGTCAAACTGTAATGATTTCTGATGAAAGTGCAGGTTCTGTATTAAGCAATAAAGCTATTGTAACAGCTGTTTCAAACGTAGCTCCATTTACAGTAACTGTAGCTTACTATGAAGCAGGTGGTCAAGCAATGGCAGCAGCTACAAACTGTAGTATATTTATTTATGGTTCTGAGTTTGCAAAAGGTCAAGTAGGAATGCAAGGATCTTTAGAAGCTCAAGACTTAATATTTGAAAACTCTCCAATTATCATTAAAGACACTTACGAGGTAAGCGGTTCTGACATGGCTCAAATTGGATGGGTAGAAATTTCTACTGAGAATGGTGGTACAGGATACTTATGGTACCTAAAATCTGAGCACGAAACAAGACTTCGTTTTGAAGACTATCTTGAGACTGCAATGGTTGAAGCGGTTCCTGCAGCGGTAGGTTCTGGTGCAGCAGCAGCAGTAGCTCCAGTAGGAAACAAAGGTTCTGAAGGAGTTTTCCATGTAGTAAATACAAGAGGAAATGTATGGAGTGGTGGTAACCCAGTTGCTCTTGCAGGTTTCGATTCAGTAATCCAAAGACTTGACAAGCAAGGCGCTATCGAGGAAAATGTTATTTTCTGTAATAGACAATTCTCATTTGATATTGACGATATGTTAGCTGCTCAAAACTCTTACGGAGCTGGTGGTACTTCATATGGTTTATTTGACAATGACGAAGAAATGGCTCTTAACTTAGGATTCACAGGATTCCGAAGAGGTTATGACTTCTACAAGTCAGACTGGAAATACTTAAACGATCCTACTATGAGAGGTGGTTTAACAGGTGGAGCAATCAATGGACTTATGGATCCAGCTGGTTCTACAACTGTATATGACCAAATCTTAGGTAAGAACGCTAAGAGACCATTCTTACATGTTCGTTACAGAGCTTCTGAGACTGAAGACAGACGTTACAAAACTTGGATCACTGGTTCAGCTGGTGGCGCAAGAACTTCTGATCTTGATGCAATGACAGTTAACTTCTTATCTGAAAGAGCTGTATGTACTTTAGGTGCAAACAACTTCTTCTTATTTAGAGATTAATAAGTAACACTAATTTAGGGGAGGATTAAACTCCTCCCCTTTTTTTTAACTTTAATTAAATTACAATAAAATGAAAAAACCAAAAACCACTGTTACTAAGCAGTATAAACTTAAGAGAGATGTAGCACCATTGTGCTTCATGTTAAATTCACACCACAACAAAAGATCCCCATTACTTTATTTTGATGAAGAGTCAGGAGTAAACAAACCTCTTCGTTATGCAAGAAACCAAAAGAGCCCTTTTGAGGAAGAGCAAGACGGTAATGCTATTATGGAGCCTATTGTTTTTGAAGATGGTTTCCTAACTGTAGATAGAACCAACCAAGTACTTCAACACTTTTTATCTTTACATCCTGGAAACGGAATGATATTTGATGAAATAGATGAAGCAAAAGATGCGGCTGAAGAATTAGAAATTGAAGAATTAATTTTAGATGCTCAACTGTTAGCAAGAGATTTAGATATTGCAATGCTTGAAACGGTTGCACGTGTTCTTTTAGGTTCTGCTGCAGATAAGTTAAGTACCGCAGAATTAAAAAGAGATATCCTTGTCTTTTCAAGAAATCATCCTGAAGACTTTATTGATATTTTAAATGATCCTGCACTACAAATGTATGATGATGTTGTTCAGTTTTTTAGTAAAAACCTATTAACTTTAAGAAACAACCAAAGAGATGTTTATTTTAACTTAGCTAAAAATAAAACTAAAATGTTAACAGTTCCTTATGGAGAGCAACCAAATGATATTGTATCTTCTTATTTACAAACTGATGAAGGACTGGAGACTTACAAGTTATTAAAACAAATGTTAAAGAAAAAGAAATAATCTTTATTAACATAATTTAAAAGAGCACCCTAATAAGGGTGTTTTTTTTTATGTATCTTTGCACTTTATTAACCCATTAAAACCTTTTTATAAAATGGCAAAATTTCTTAAAATTACAAATGCTCCTATCACTGGTCAGTTGATCAGCCTTGATGGAGTAAAAGCAATTGGTACAACAACTGATACAGCAACAACAGTTACAATCGACTATGTTGATGGTACAACTACTACAGTAACAACTGCAGCACAAGTTGCTCATGATGTTTACACAGCTATCTTAGACGCACAGGAAACAGCTTTAGCTACTTCTTGGCAACATTCTTATTACGAGATGATTCTACCGAAATCTGTAACAAGTATTAGAAATATTTAATTAGTTTAAGTATATCAGTAAGTAAAGAGAGGTCTACAAAAAAAGTGGGCCTCTTTTTTTTTATTATCTTTGTAAAAATGTTTATATAATATGGCGGCATCAATAAATGAAGTAAGGAATACTGTATTAGCTATAGCAAATAAAAATAACTACGGATATATATCTCCTCAAGATTTTAATTTGTACGCTAAACAAGCGCAAGTAGATATGTTTGAAGATTACTTTTATAGTTATAATAATTGGATCAATAAACAAAATAGCAGAATGTCAGGTGAAGGTTATGCTGATGTAATAAAAGGATTAGTAGAGGTGATGGATAGTTTTTCTAATCAAGTTTTTTTAGCTCAGAACAATTCTAATACTTATAACTTACCTA